TGATATTCAGGAAATCGCCTACGACCGCAACCTTGCCGAGTATCTTATTCAGGACCTGGAAGCAGAATTTGATTGTGTTGAGTTTTCTCAGTCTATTACCGGCATGAGCGAGCCATCTAAGGCATGGGAGCAAGCTATCGCAGACGGAAAAATCATTGACAATAATCCGGTTATGGCTTGGATGGTAAGCTGTACGACTGTTAAACCGGATGCGAACGGCAATATTAAACCGATTAAACCTGATACAAACAAGACCAGCAAGCGCATTGATGGTGTTATCACCTCGATAATGGCAAACAATAGGCTGGAAATCACTCTTGCAGATGAGGCAAAAGCACCGGTGAGTGTTGACGACATGGTTTTCTGATACATCTGACATTCTTTATTATGAAAATCCTAGGTTTTGAAGTCCGCCGTGCTTCCGGTGGAGTAAATACTGATAAAACCCTTCCAGCTGTTTCCAGACCTACAGGCGGATTGCTGTTTTATCCTAATATGAGCAGAGTTGAACTGATGAAAAACACAACGGTTTCCGCTTGTGTTATGCTCATCGCCGACAGCATCGCTCAAATGACTTGCAATGTCTACAAGAGAACTGATAACGGGCGTATGCGCGACGACCGCCCTTCTCTTTCGTATCTCTTGCGTAAGCGTCCGAACTTCTACGATGCGCCTTTCACTTTTAAGCAGACAATTGTCACTGATTTGCTGATAAACGGCAACGCTTTTATTTTTGTAGGAAGGAATCCGGATGGCTCGCCTAAGAGTTTGACGCCACTGCCTCCGGAATCGGTGCGCATCTGCTTTGATGATAACGGAGATGTTTATTATGAGTACACCTATCAGGGCGCGGTTTATAAATACCGTCCGGATTATGTGCTTCATATTCCCGCTTATCGCTATGGAACTATCAGAGGCGTGTCTCCGCTGGCTTATGCTTACCATGCTGCAAAGCTCGGACTAAATCTTGATGAATATACAAACGACAGCTTTGATGGCGGAATCCATTCTAAGCTTTTGATTGAAGTGCCTCAGACTGAAAAGAAGTTTGAAAAAGAGGATGCTCAGAAACTCAAAGAGCGCATCCTGGATGCTTATGGCGGTCGCGACCATGCAAATGATCCATTTATCGTTGCAAACGGAATGAAAGCCAGTGCTCTCAATCTTGCCAGCAATTCAGATGCACAGCTCGCAGAAAACCGCACTTATTCAGAGCGCGAGGTTGCGAAAATCTACCGTGTTCCGCTTTTCATGCTTGGAAAAGACGACTCGAAATTCACGAATCAGGAACAGGCAAACACTTTCTTTTTGCAGCACACTCTCAGCCCTTGGCTTGTGCGCGTTCAGCAGTATCTTGACCGCTTGCTTACTTATCCGTTTGCAAACGACCACTATGTTGAATTTGACACTGATACGATGCTCCGGGCAGACTACAAAAGCCGTATGGAAATGTACACAAAAGGACTCACAAACGGAGTTTATACGCCTAATCAGATTTTTGAGCGTGAAAACCTTCCAAAAACAAAAGAAACATGGGGAGATCAGCACTTTATGCCGGTTAACCTCTCGACAATTGACAAAATCGCCGCTCAGAATCCAGCTGATGCCGGTAAAACAACATCTGACCCTATTAAGGAGGAATAAATAAAATGGATGTAGAAAAACTGGTTGAAAGAATAAAAAACGGTCAGCAGTACAGAAACATGGAACTGCGTGCCGTTCAGAATGACAAGGAAAAGCCGGAATATCGTGTTTCTGGTTATTCCACAATGTTTAATCAGCCTTTCGTTCTTTACCGCGAAAAATGGGGCGGCACTGAGTACGAAATCCGCGAACAGGTTGATTCTCACGCTTTTGATGAGTGTGATATGTCAGATGTTATCTTCAATCTTAACCATGAGGGTCGTGTTTTTGCCCGCCAGACAAACGGCACTCTTAAACTCACGATTGAACAGAAGGGCTTGAAGGTTGATGCCTACCTCGGAGGTACTGAAGAAGGTCGCAAGATTCACGAAGAAATCGAAGGCGGCTACCTGACAAAGATGTCTTATCGCTTTGTTGTCGAGGATGACAAAGTTGAAGAGTTTACAGAGGGAGAAAAGCGCGTTTATTTACGCACTATAACCAAAATAAGAAAGCTGTACGATGTTTCGGTTGTCTCTATCCCAGCAGACGACCACACTTCTATTTCAGCACGAAGCTACTCAGACGGATTGATCGAGAAGCTTCAGGCGGAGCGACTGGAAGCTGAGAAGAAGGCAGCAGAAGAGCGTCAGGCAGTTTTGAAAGCCGAAGCAAGAAAGCGAGAGCTTGAACTGCTCGGTAATTCTTAATTTGTAAGGAGATTAAGCTTTATGGACAAGAAAGCTAGACGCGCCCAGCTTATCGCTGAGATGCGCGAGATGAATGAGAAGCTTCTTTCTGAAAAAAGAGACTTCACAGCCGAAGAGAAAAAACTCTACGACGAAAAAGACAAGGAGATGAGAGAACTCTCAGCTCAGATTATGGCAGAAGAGCGTCAGGCCGCTCTTGCTGGATTCGCAACAGACCTCCCACAGCCAGAAGCTGACGAAGGTCGCAGCGCTTCAGACAATGAAGCAAAAGAAGAATTCCGCAAGTTCCTTATGGGTGAAAAGCGCGACCTTAATGTCGGAACATCCGGCTCTCAGGGTAACGGATACGCTCTCGCACCACAGGAATTCTCTGACGAAGTAATTGCTGCTATCGAAAAAGATACACAGCTTTACAAGACTGTTAATAAGGTTCCGGTTAGTGGTGCCGGTTCTCTTGGTTTGCCTTATGAATCTGCAGACGCTTCTGATGCTTCATGGACTAATGAAGTGCCAGATGATGAAATCACAGGCGATGCAACATGGGCTTTCGGTAAGCGCGAACTGATTCCTTCAGACCTCGTTAAGCTTGTAAAAGTTTCAAAGAAGATGCTTGCAACTTCTGCGATTCCTATCGACCAGCTTGTAAAAGAAAAACTCGCTTACAAGTTTATGTCAGCTTACGAGAAAGGTATTCTCGTTGGTACTGGTTCGGGACAGCCTCTCGGTGTATTTACTGCATCGGCAAACGGCGTTCCTACAACTCGCGATGTAACATCAGACCGCTCTGCTTATACAAAAGCAAGCGCAATGCCTTGCTGCTCTGATGACCTCATCAAGATGAAGATGAATCTTCGTCCAGGATACCGCAAAAACGCTCAGTGGGTTATGCACACAGACATTCTCCGCAGCATTATGCTCTTGAAGGATAATGACGGACAGTATATGTGGCGCCCAGGTCTCCGCGACGGTGAGCCTGATACTATTCTCGGTATGCCAGTAATTGAAAGCGAGTTTGCACCTAACACAGTAGGAACAAACCTCTATGTTATCGTACTTGGTGATTTCAAGAAATATTACAAGTTCGCATACTGGAAGAACGTAGAAATTCAGCTGCTTGTTGAAAAGTTTGCCGGCAAGAATCAGATCGGATACCTCGGTCACACTCTTGCTGATGGTATGCCTACACTCGGCGAGGCATTTACTCGCCTTAAGGTTGGCAACAAGACTTCTACAGGTACTGTAGCTGCGACCTAATGAAAATCAAAAGCTTTGCCGCTTCTGATATAAAACTTTTCATCTGCCATTGATGTTCAGTTTGCCCCCGGTCCTCCGCCGGGGGTTTTTATTTATCTGACTGACTTTCTTTTTGTTATGAGAAAATTATATATAGTCGGTAAGGCAAACAGCCCGGCAACGCGCGAACAGTTTGCAGAGCCAGAAGCAGAGGTATGGATGCTTGGAACAGACAACCGCGAAGGCGCTGATAAGTATTTCGAGCTTCACGGCATCATGGTCGAGCATGAAAATACAGTCTATGAGCTTCCGGATGCAGTCTATAATCAGGGCTTGCCGATAAATAATTCCATCAGTGCGCTTTTAGTTTATGCAGTTCTTTCAGGTTATACAAACATAGCTATTGTGGGCGCTCCGATGAACGCAAGGGATGAATATATTCAGGAACGCCCCGCTCTTGCTTTTCTGGTTGGCTATTTTGCCGCTAAGGGAATAAAACTTTCCTGGGACGGTATGGTTGAAAATCTTAACTATGGCAAAAAAAGACAGTAAGGAGGAAATAAAATGTCGAAGAAAGCACAACAGGCAAACAATGCGCCTGAAGCTTCAGAATCAAACGCAGCTGAAAATGCAGCGCCTATTGTTGAAGCTGGCGAACATTACAAGAAGGTAAAAGTCCGCTTTTTAGGCTTGATTTGCGGAGATTTCGGAACTTTCGACAAGGGTGATGTCGGCGAGATTGCGCTCTACTCTGCCCGTGAACTCGAAAAGGCTGGAAAGGTTGAAATTGTTAAGGAGTAGGCATGACATTTATCACGAAAAAGATGCTTTGTGATTTTGCAAACAAAGTAGTTGATAATGAAGATACTCAGCCGGATTCCTATTGTAAAGCTGCCATGGAAGCTGTTCGCGATTATCTGGGATATGATCCGGAAAGCCAGACATACACTCAGACGGTCAAAGGCGATGGCGGTTCGCTTGCAGCGCTTCAGGCTATGCCGATAACAGAGATTACTTCTTTATCGGTTGACGGTATAGAAGCCGACCCTGACGAGCTGGAAGTTGAAACAGAGAATTATATCTGTTTCAAAGACAACAGCATCTTCCAGAAAGGAAGCCGCTACACTGTAACTTTTACAGCCGGATGGGCTACTGTTCCGGACATCATCAAGATGGCAGCGCTGCAGATTGCATCGCTTATGTGGGAAAGTGCGGGCGGAAAT